GTTTCCCAGTCACGATCAGCAGCCGCTGATCTTAAAAAAGGACCCGTAACCGATCCAAGCAACAGCAAGGATGATCGCCAACACAACTGCGACGCCGAAACCAGTCAGGCCGCCGAGTAAAATTGCACCGATCAATGCCAAGCCTGGAACCGATCGACGTTCGATAAGCTTAGTGATGATTACTTGGAACTGTGCAATGCGTTGGATATTTTTCATTAGTTGGACTCCAGGAATTGAAGAATCTGTTGATCTGTCATCGATCCAGATTTCATGTGCCCGCGATCAGGATTGCGATAGAGAATTGTCTGTGGCGTCATTGGTTGCAGGTCAGGAAAGTATTGACGAGCATCGTTCCATTCCAATTCCGACAATGTTGTTCGAGGTAGCTTGCCCGCCTTCTTTAACCGTTCAAGGCTTTGCTTTTGCGTGTGACATGGTGGGCAACTGTCGCGCGTGATAACGATACATAACCTGTCAATTTGGTCTGCCTTCAGCCGCTCAAACGCTGGCTTGAATTCATTCCACGTCGTCTCAGGATCTGGCCTTGGTTCGGGTGGTGGGCGCGGTGCATGGTTTGTCCGCGTGATATCGATTGGGTGTAGTGCAACCGCAACTCCAACGGCGGTTGCCGCGCTCCCATTGAATGACGGGGATAAGTCGTCGCGTTTAGCCCCAGCCAATTCATTCAACCAATCAGTGCCGGCATCGACCAGTGGGAGCTTTTTGAATCCGTTGAAATCACCGATAGCAACTGCCTGCTTTTGCCCGATCATTTCCCTTGCAACATCCGGACGAATCCAAAACGAGCCGTCCGGGATGTCATATTCTCCTTTTGGCCCAGTGATCCAATCAGGTCCCCAGGAATTCACGATTAGGAAACAAGGTCCATCCGGATCAATGGAATCGTCGACGGCAACCCAGGCCATCGCATGCGCCCAGTTGTTGCCGGTTTTCCTGGCAAATCCGTTTTCGTCTCGTCGATCGGCAAAGCTTGCCATCGATCCGACCAGCATCGGATAACCGTTGTAAATCGCTTCCCTGGCATCCTCGATCGATTCTATTCGTCGGGCCTTCAGGAATCGTCGCTCTTTGATTTGAGAGAGCAGCGATTCTGGAGGGCCGGACGATCCCCAGCGCGAACCAACGTTTGAGTTGTAGGTTGATAGGTCTATCCCGTCATACGGCTTTCGAACTGCAAAGCCGTAATCGGTCAGGAACTCGACAGCCCTGGCGATTGACATTCCCTCGCCCGTGTGACCGCGATGGCCGTAGATTGGCTCAGTTGCCCCACGGGCAACCCAGCGTTCAGGCTCGGCATTTGCCAGGATTTCGACCGACCTGGCTGTGTCGCCGGCATTCCTGGCCGTGTGGCTTGTGCAATCGCCAGTTGTCTGCCGTTCGTCCTCAAAAGCCGATGGGTAAAAATGCTGCGTGGCGCGATAGAGCAGGCGAACCTTGCCCGTCGAATCGCGGAAGCTTGAACTGTCACGATAACGAGGAATCTTTTTGAATTCCTCGGTTTCGAATATCAGCCCATTAGTTAGATGATCTGGCGGGCCTCGAGCCAGATTACCTGGTTGCCGTCGGCGCACAGTTTCCGTTTCCGCCTGGTGAACCACAGGAACGGACTTAACAGCGCGAAAAGTGCTTGATGCCACGTTGGCGATCGCGTCCAGGTCGTTTTTGGCAATCGATTTGTTGCTTGCCTGCCAACAACCCCAGGCCACAGCATAGAGCGTGTTTTCGATTTCCTGCCGTTCCGATTCGCTGAGTACTTTCGGCTCGCGGCCGATCTTGTCAATTGTGGACATCAGCATTTGGTCGATCGCCCTGCCCGTTGAACTGTCGGAAATTTCAGGCGCTACGCTTCGTAGGTTTCGGCCAGCAGTCCTGTGTAACGCGACCAGCTGGTCGGTTGACTTGATTTCGCTGGACAACTCAGCAAGGCGTTTGTAGAAGAATGCCAGGTCAGCGGCGTGCGAGCTTCCTTTGAGCGATTGCGTTATAGTCGATGCCTGGTCTTTCAGCCTGGAATCGACTGGAGCGTCGAAACGAACGACAACGGAAGATCCTCCGGAATCGCCGTTAGAAAACCAGTCGAAGTCTATCAACAACACAGCGACTGCTAATGCTGAAAACGTTAGTGGCAGGATGAAAGAGTTGTTGTTCATTTTTTGGTTGCGGTGGATTTCGTTTTGGTCCTGGGCTTTGCTGGCTTTAGTGTTTGGCCGGAAACCAGTTCGTGGCCTCGTTCAGTCGCCATTTTCTTTGCCTGGTCGGGAGCATATTTCTGCAGGACCTCGTACTCTTCCCTGGCTTGCTCCAGCTCCTCGCACAGCTCCTGGTCGGTCAGCTCGATTTGATGAGGTTTTGCAACCGGCCTGTGAACCTTTGCTTGCGGAAACAACTCTTGGCGGAATGCTGATAGATCAATTGATCCGTTGGCCGTGTTTTGTTTCAGCTTCATGAATAGCCAGCTGAAGAAAGCCGCCGCCGCCAAACAGGCAATAATCACCGATTTCATTAATTAAACCTTCGTACACGTTCAAGGATTTCATTCTGGTTAACCTTCAATTGCCTGACCATTTCCGTGGTGACTTCTGCATTCGCGAGCAGCTCGTTCAATTGCCGGTTGATATGTCGATCGCGCATGTACCATAGTTTGACGCCATCGGAATCTTCCTTGTTGTGCCACTCGTACAGGTCGTTGACCTGCTTGGTTGTTTCCGTCAGATCGGTTCCGCGATTTTTCAAAAACGCAAGAACGCGATCGCCGATTAGCAACACAAAAATGCCAATGACGACAAGCACGTCGCCATTGATTGCCGACAAGTCCATTTAGGCCCTCGTTACTTTTTGTTGGGCGCTTTACTCGGCTTTTGGCCCAATGGTTTTTCGCCCAGTGGAGCTCTGCCAATCGGTATGTTGATAGGCAGGTTCTTGCCTATGTGTTGTTGGCCGATAATCCGACCAGTGGCGTCAACGTTCGCCATCCAAATCACGTGGTTTCCATATCGGACGCCGGTCCCGATTTGAGATCCGCTTCTTGCGTGGATGCTCACCTTCTGAAAAGTCATGTCGCTGCTCAAAGAGGGGCAGCACCCGTCTGAACAGTCCGATTGCGTTTTTTTTTGCCAGCGGTCCAATCCAAAAATGATGCCAACAGCAAGCGCAACCGCTAACAACACCCAGCCTAACTCTTTCATTGTTTAACGTCCTCAATAAATCTGATTGACCCGGATCGGGCCGTCTGTTTGCTCAGTCGATCAATAACGCCCTTTGCCATGACCAAATTTTCTGCTGTCGCATCTCCTAAACTGTCCAATGCTTGCAAGAACTTATCGCGACGCGTTTTTGGCAGTAGCGCCAGAAGATGAGCAACCAGGAAATCCATTTTTGGTTTGCTTGTGGTTCCGGTGGGGTTTGAGAAACCGACCGTTAGTTTGCCGTTAAGTTCAAATGAGACCTTCGAATTCCCTTTGCCAGCTGTCCCACTGACTTTCAGTTTGATAGGGTATTCCTGGCCTTCAATAACCGTGTCTCGGTTTGACTTGCGCGCTGCGAATTTTTCCAGGGCATGGCATGCCAAATTATTGGCGATCAGTTTGTCGTTTTGTTTGGGCATTCGTTTCGAACTCGTTGCACAACTTTATTGAGCAACAAGGCCGGCGAAAACAACGAAGTCGATTCAACAATCGACAAATTTGTTTGACGGTTACATTCCTGGCTGTTTTCGCGACAATGCGCTACATGATGACTATTTGTCCGCAACGAATTGCCGACTGCCTCGAGGCGATTCGGATAGAGTTGGAACGAGAAAATTTTGATGCTGCTGTCGCTGCTTTAAGGCGCTTGGAACGCGATCGTCCCAGTGGAGTCAATCGACAAACTGCATTGGCCGAGCTGTTTCGACCGGAAATCGCCAACGCGTTGGAAGAAAGTCTGAACTGCATTTATGTTCGCGACCTGTTGCCGAAATCGGCCGAATGGGTTGAAAGCGTTCCAAACATCGGCCCGAAACGAGTTGCGATGATTAGTCGATCGCTTGCCCAGCATGGGATTCGCTGGCCGGCGCAGGAAAAGCCAGCAAAAACCTGCGCTAGCGCAGACAAATAAATTGTTCCGGCGACGTGGTGTTCGCCATCCTTTTGCTCACTTTGTTTTTCTGTTGATTTTTGATTTGAATCGCGCCACGACGCCAATTGCCTTTTCAAATCCTTCGTTCTGATACCTGCGCAACGACGCCAACTCAAAATCGTCATCATTCACTGCTGCCTTCTTTCGAGATTCGAGGTGATCCAATCGTTTACCCATCTCCTCCAGTAACAAATCAAAAATCTCGGCTGTCGCCGGAACGCCGCGAGACTTCGAACACAAGACGGCGCGGATCGTCTCGATGGCTTCCTCTTTGTTGATTTCAGCCACCGTGTAAAGCTCAAGCCGATCAAAAATTTCTTCCGCTATGTCTTGATTCTCGATCCGTTGTCCGGCATCCGCGCCGGAACAAGCGGATTCAGGAGACGAAAAGCATTCGTAGCAAATAAACATTTTCTGATTGTCTTTCCTGATTGAATCGCAACAGTTGCATCTGAAAATCATCTTTTCGCTCCTGATCTCGCGGCGTTCGACCGGCCTAGGAATCCTCATTTCCATATTCGGATGCGTTGTTTTCTTCGGCCCTCTTACAGCGTCTACATCTAGCCTTGTAAATTGCATTTGGCGATGCCGAAACAACATGACCGCATTCAAGCCGAACTTTCTGAGTATCGAATGTGTTATCCGCATGTCTAATCACATCAGTAATTTTTCGAAGCGGTCCTTTATTCGGGCCGTGGGCCGGTCGAACGGGCGAAGATTGCGCTACGCTTGTCGAGTTGTCGCCGCATCCGGCGGTCGAACAACTCGATGCGGAAGATTGACACCAAATTTCATGCTGTACTTTGGCCATGTCGCTAGGCATTACAAGTTTGCATTTGGAACATCTAATCATGTCAACTTCCGATCTTCGCCCGTTGTGCGGACTAATCGCACTTCATTTCGTAGACCGGAACCTCTTTGACTCCGACCTGTTCCATGCGACATTTCGGCCCGTCGCCATCTTCGCCTTTTCCGCCAAACAACATCGCAATTACCGTGACGTCTGGCCCAAGGTTGTACTCACGCATCGCGATCACCTCGAACAGATTGTGATCCTTGTGCGAGTCGCTCTTGTCGGTTCGCAGCCCCTCCTTCGCCAGTTCGCGAAATAGCGGCACTGTCTCGTCCAGTGTTTCGCATGTCAGCATGATCTCAACTTTTGGCTTCAACTGATTCCGTTTGCCAACTATGATTGACGCCTTCGCTTCTGCACGGTCGATCGCTTCTTGACACGCCTTTACGATGGGCCGAAGGCGTTCAGCACGATTCATAGTTTCCTGTACTTCAGCCTGAAACTGACGAATTGGGTCGTTTTCTTGGGCTGGCATCAACATTCCTGAACTCATAGCGTTTCCTCGATAAAAGCCGCACAACAAACCCATGCAACGGAGCGGCATCAATCCGTAACATGGTGGTTAGTTTTTCTGTTGCCGCCCGTTGATGGGCAGCGTTCGACGGAACGTGGACAACTCATTTCCATATTCGTTGACGGTATTTATTGGCTGCCTGCCCTTCGATTCCACCACTCAACAACCTCATCCACTGAGTTTCCAGAGCGACCGATAACACACTTTCTGCAAAGAACCTCTGGTTTCCAGAGCCAGCCCTTTGTTTTCGTGTTTTTCCCTTTGAGCAACGATGGCTTGCATCCACAAAACGGGCAGGGCAGCAGTTCCGTCGAACGCTCCGCGACTGCGCTACGTTTGTTCGTCCATCGAACAACCGGATGAGTCAGCCCTATTTGCGGTTCGAGGGATTTGTTATCTGCGGTCATTGTTGTATCTCCAACTTCATGCTTGCACGTCATGCACTTCATTTGATTTGCTCCTGATCTTCGCCCGTTCTAGTGACTTATCTGCGGGATAGACGGAGCGCTATAGGAATCTTTCGGCTTGTGGGTTTTCCTGGATCAACACTTTTTCTGCGACTTCGATGTCGTTGAATTTTCTCAGCAATTCCTTGCGACGATCGAAAACCGCATAGCGTTCTCGTTCTGAAATTTCCGCCTGGCGTTTTCTTGCGGCCGCTTCACGCCTGGAAAAAAACTGCGCTCGAGTAATCACGCCTTCGGCTGGCCATTCTCCCTGTTGCAACCGGAACCTGATCGCACCAGGCCGTTCCAGAACACCGATCCGCTGGTTGTAATCACATTCCCAGCACAGCGTTCGCAGCTCGGCTACGTCGGTCACAGTGAATTTTCCTGAGGCAAACTCCCTGGCCCAATCAACAGCCATCAGCGTAACACCAGCCATTCGAAAACATTCCGCTGCTTGCTCGATCAACTCTTGATCGACGTCCTGGTCGAACACCGCGCGATCCGAATCATCAAAACAAAAATGATCCGCCGCCGCCTTAGGTCGGGAACACCAATGGTCGGCGGTGGAATGGTTTTTAGGGTAACTAATAGACAAATCCCGATTTGCCGGTTGATTTGCCGGTTGATTTGCCGGTTGATTTGCCGGTTGATTTGCCGGTTGATTTGCCGGTTGATTTGCCGGTTGACAAAGCAACGAGCGAACGCGATCCCATTCGATGAACAGGCCGCGTTCAGGATGGCCACCGCCTGGCCGTGGTCGTTCCCTGGCAACGATGATCCCCGCAGCCAATCCTTCGTTAATCGCATCGCGGATAGATCGTTCAGAGCGTTTGATAAACCGATCTCGAGCCAATCGCTTTTGCGTCCACCATAGTTCATCGTCGTCGCTCAGTTTGGACGCTGGGACCGTGGCGACAACCTTACACAGTTTCCAAACCGTCTTTCGGACATGCCAACCGATAGCCGTCATGGCCCGTTCTAGCGTTCTTTCCTTCGCCAGCGATTCGTTTTCCGTTTCGATCCAGCCAGGGACCATTGATGCTTGCGAATTCACTTGCAAACCTCCTTGCCGGCACGTTCACGTTCAGGAAAATAGCCCTTCATGGTAACGTGAGCTCGTTCACGTTCACGATTCAGTTGCAATCGTTTGCGACAAGATGTCGTCGCCGATTTTTGTTTTTTGCCTTGCAAAGTCCGCCCACACCCACAGGGACAATCAGAAACGAGCGAGGGCCCGGCAAACTTCACGGCCTCGGCCAAAATCAGGCCGATTTTCAACGGAACCCCATTGCCGACCGCCCGAAAACGTCCTTCGCGCGTCATACCTGGCAATTTGAGCGGTTGGTTTAAGCCCTGTCGTCGGCATTGTTCCGCAAAGGTTCGATGGCGGCTGGACGGCTTGGTTGTGATCGCTATCGGCTTGCGGCCTTTTCGCCGGGTTTGCACCTGGTCGTTCACACGAAATGGGCGGATGATCCAGCCGTTTTGATCGCCATATTGCACGTGCCGCGACCGCAGCTGCACACCCCCGCATTCCCAATCGGAAATTGGAATTCGCTGTATTCCGTAGCCGGCGATTCGCACATCAGGACATGCCGGAACATTTTCGATAAGAAACCACGTCGGCTGACATTCGTTAACCACTCGCAACGTATGTTGCAGACATTCCCTGGAATTGACAACGCTTGGATGATTCGCGTTTTTCCTGTGAGAGTTCGCGCAGCTAAAACCCTGGCATGGGGGCCCGGCAATAATTCCCTCAAACCGACCAGGGATTCCAACATAATCGCGAATATCACAATCCCACAACTTGTCAGGACCTTTCACAATGACAAAACCCGCCGCAGCGAATGCACGGTCCAGCAGCCCAGCCCCAGGAAACAGGGAAAGCAGCAAATCCGGATGTTCACGTTTTGCGATCACCGATTGTCCTCCAAACGAAACGCGCCTGAATGATCAGAATCCGCCAGCAATGGCAAAATTTCCTCGGCAACAGTTCGATCCGTCGACGGGTTAACCGTATACGGCATGAATTCCGTTTCAAATTCGGTAATTCCAGCCTGGACAGAATCAACCTTCGCCTTAATGTTCAACAGCAAGGAACGCCACAGTGACCGTTCACGCTGTTTCGTGGTTCCCTTTTTGAAGCGCACCGAAAACCTGATCAGGCGTTTGTGTTGCAAGAATTCAACAACACTGACCTTGTCGCCATCTTCATCGGTAAACCATGAGCTGCGAAAACCACTGGCACCGTATTTGGTCAAAACTTTCTCGATATCTGACCGGGATTTTTCCGGATCAACTGTCGTGTTTTTTGCGTAGGTCGTCATCCTCATTATCCTTAATCGCGTCGTAAATTTCCTGGCGATGCACAGGAACCGTTTTCGGTGCCTCGATACCCAAGCGAACCTTGTCGCCTCGAATTGAAACAACAACCACTTTGACCTGGTCACCGATCATGATCGATTCGTTCTGGTGTCGGCTCAGTACTAACATCATCAACTCCGTTTCCAAAAATAGTAGCGACGCCGCCACCTGCAAAGTCATGGCAACGTGCGCTTCCAATTTGCCGCGATCCGCCAGAATATCAACCAACTTGTACAGCTCGTTGAGACGCCTGGTAAATTGTTCGCTGGTCACAGCAGAATCAAACATCAACTCGTCGATTGATTCAGCCAACGATTCAACGTCGTCAGCAGTAAGGCCATCAATCACGCACATCTGGACCTCCCGAAATCAACAGAACAACGAACAGAACAAAAAACAGAATGACAATAGCAAAAACCGTTGTTAAAGCTTCTACGGCCTGGCCAATCCGTTTCCAGAAACCAGGCGTCGGAATCTCCAGCCGTTCATCTTCTGAATGATCGTCTGGCCAACGCGGTTTAACCAGCAATGGAATCATGATGGCCACCTGATAATTTGCAAATTCTCGATTGCCAGGGTTTCGTCAACGCGCGTCAAAATATCGTCGCCGACTTCACAGTGGCCGGCGCGTCCAATTTGGTCCACAATCAAACGGCATTCGAAATAATCGCGGCTTTCAACTGCATTGATACAAGCTTTATAAAGTGGACCACTCAAATAACCGTCCGCAGCCCTGGCAAACTCGATCAGGCGTAGCAAGCGTTTGCATTGTTTTTTGGATAGGCGAACAATCATGTCGACTTTGCCTGCGCTTCAATAAATTCACAGCCAGCCGTCATTGAAACGGTTGCAAAGTCGTTGATAGAAACGTCCTCGATTTTGGCGGCCGACTTAATACGCTTTGCCAGCTCAGGATTGACCCGAATAGTGAACGTGTGGCGCGCGTTTGTCGAACTGCCGTGGCGTTCGTTGTTAAAATCGTCGAACGCCTGTTTGACCGAATCCTGGTTTTTATTCTTCATCGTCAAACAACTCTCCTTGATCAGGTTCCATTGGCGAGTTTGGCTGAAACTGCAATTCGTTTTTAATCGTCGTATTCATCAGATATGGGGCCGCGCCTCTAACCGGTGTTTTTGACTTCACGCAGGTCGCAACAATCACTTGTTCAACGTCCTGGGGGTTTGGAGTCAAATCAACAACGATAGAAACCTGCCGTTTTTGTTTGACGCCTGGTCGTTCCAGGCAATCAGCTGTTGCCGCCGTGATCAAACGGTCGAACTCGTCAGCCAGGCCGCTGACCTTATGCAGGTTTTTGGCTTGGAATTTCGTCCTAGACATTCCACAAAAAAACGCGTCCAAGGGTGTAAACCCCAGGACGCGCGTAAAAACAACGATCGGCAGCCGACAAGGCCACACACCTTGTTTTGATGGGTAATGAGTGAAACTGCCGACCGTATTTCGATAGATGAACTGACCTTCGGTGCAGAAGACCGAAGGTCAGTTGCTGTCATTATTCGCCGAACAAATGCGGTAATCGGACCAATGCAGCTGACCGCACGTCGCAATAACCAGCTGACGTGATCGAAGGATCGGAATGACCCAACGTTGCCGTTGCCAGTTCCTGAGCCCGCTCGAAGCCCATCGCAGCCATTTGATCGTCGTGAAACCTTCGCCAGCCTTGAGGCGAAAACGTCCGCAGCTCGTCCAATTTGGCCGCCTGTTGCCAGTGTTTGTGATGCTTCACCAGCGTTGTATATCCCCAGGGCCAGGGAATCAGCTGTGAGCCCGTTCGAACCTTTCGTATGGCCGACAACAGCAAAGGGTGAACTGCCAATCGATCCAACTTCCCAGTCTTCACCGATCGAATATGCAGCCACCATTGCCCAGGCTTTGATTGCACCAGGTTGTCGGGTTGCATTTCCAGCAAGGTCGTCGCTCGATGTCCAGTGTAAAACCAGAACGCAACAACAGCCCGACAAATATCGCGGTAGCAAAGCGCCTTCGGCCATCGCCCACGTGATCGCACGTCCAGTGGCCGATGCGGAATCGCCTGAGCAATTGTCCGCGCCTCGGCCAGGCTCCACGAATCCTTCGGCCAGTCCGTTAGAGCATCCAGCCAAATCCACGGCACATTCTTCAATACGCCAGCCCGAACCAAATGCTTGTGAGGTTGGCCGGCTGCCTCCAGCACGATCATCAACTCTTCGACATGCCGAATTTGAGTATTGAAGGCCAGCAAACGCTTTTGGCCCTTCGGACCGCGCTGGAATGTTGCCTTTGACAATCGCTGACGAAACTCGGCCAGGTTGGCTGAAGTGATTGACTTCAGTGGCGGGCCTTGCGGCAATCCTGGTGAAGCCATCAACCTGGACCACCATTTGACGGCGTCGCCGCGCCGCTGGAGTGTTTTGGTTGATGTTGGCTTTCGCCTGCGATCGGCGCGTTGCATTTCCGGGCCATACCACATCGTGAAGAATTGCAGGAGCGACAGTTCGCTCAACTCCTGTTTGGTCAAAAGCTCGGTAGCTGGTGAACACAACTGATCGAACAATTGATCGATATCGGCGGGACTCCCGCCAGGAAAACTGTTGATGGACATCAAGTTCTCTCCGGCGCAAGGACAAAAGGTTTCGCACGTCCGTCGTCAGCCCTCGCGGCCAGCAAACATCCGTGGAAGTCTTCGGATCATCCGAAATAGGAAACGCCTTCTGCCTTGGGTGGAATCTAATTGCCGATTCCATTGCACCTGAAAGCGTCGTTTCATCACCATAACTGGAGCGAGTCCGTCCGCGATTAGTCACCTCGGAATCCCCCGTTGTTTTGATTGATTTGAGGATTTTTCCCTCAGGTCATCGTGAGTACTTTCCCCTATGGCATTGGTCGGTTTGTGTTTCGCCCATCGCAAAATGACGCCACCCAAATGAACAGGCGAAAGCCAATCGTTCGGGATCGAATTGCGTTGCGCGATCTTGCAAAATTCCGGCCAGTATGGATTCGCCTGGATGGAATCGCGAATTCGCTTGAATGACTTGTCGTGGTTTGACAGCGACAATTCGTACGCTTCCCGCGCGGTTTGTTTGATTGCCGCGACTGCCAGGAACGTGCGATCCTGCCTGCACATCGAATCGAATTGCGGTGGCAACTCAAAAACGAACATATCTGCCTCCGTGGTTCATCCCCAGCGCAGCAACGAACACAATCGCGTGCAGTTCTGGAAATCTGTCTGGCGAGAAAGCCAGCAGCCGTTAGATGAGGCCCAGTTTTGAACCTTTACAGTCCACAACCAGCGTCAATAATCAGATGCGTGGTTTTCTCTTGTCTCATGCCGGGTTAATCCAGCGAACGCGGTCCAACATAGCGAGCTAAAATGAGAATGCAACCACTGCAAGCAGATTTTTTTTTGAGGTTATTTTCTCCACATTTCTGCATTCATCATTGCCTCTCTGGAACAAAAATACCCCGACCCGGTAACTAGCCGAGTCGAGGATTTTGGTTCGATAACGCCATGTGTCAGCGACAAGAGAGTACTAACACAGTCGCAACGACCCTTGTTCTACAAATCTTCATTCACGACTGCAAACCGAAGCGTCATATTAGAATGATCGAATTCTTCCAGCCTTATCGGCGTCGGTTCGCGTCCGTCTAGGTAAACGGAAAATAGAATTCCGGTTTCATCGCTGTATTCGTCGAAGTATTTTCGGAGCTCACTTAATGGTGTCGCTTCCTCAATTCCGTCGTTTTCTGATCTATGAAATGGCATGGTGAACCCATCAATACAAATTGACTGAGTACACCCCAGAGGATTCGAACCTCTAACCTTCGGTTCCGTAGACGGAAGGTCAGTCGCAAGAAAGTAGTCGCAAGAAAATGCGACAGGGCTTAATTAAGATTCAACCGGGCTCGGCTCGTGGTATGTGGCAGCGAGATATTCACGTAATTTGGGCTCGAAGCCATGGCCATGGCCGATTATCGTGGCGGCCGGCCCCAGCTCAACTTCATCGGGCAGATTTGCCATCTTGAAGAATGGCGTCAGCGGCTCAGGTTTCTCAAAGTACGTATTGCCGTAAAGAATCTCAGGCAACAGAGGCCTGTGATGCAAGTTGAAATCGTCGATGACCTGTTGCAGTTCAGCCTTCTTGAAAACGTGTGGACAATGCGAACCATAATCCCAGGTTGGCAATTCGTGCTGATTCAGCTCCTGAAAAGTCGCAAATCGAATTTGCTGCCACGCCGTGTGTGGCGTTGGCGTCGGCGTGTACCGTTTGTCGGCTCGTGGATGAACAAGTTCACTAAAGCTAACCGGCTTTAAGAATTGCTGGTCATCGTAAAACCATGCGAATTGATCGCTGACTAAATCAGAGTCGATGATCGTCTGTAATTTGTTGACGCAATCGACCCACTTTTGTCGGAACTGCTTTGAAACCCGAGGGCAGCGGATGAATTTTCCGCAATACCAGGGAGGCCGATCTCCAACCAGTATGAGGTCGATCTTCTCGTCCGTGAAGCAATGCCAGGCCGATCGCATAGACCAGCGTAGTTCGTCGCTCGCGGCCCCGCCTGCCCAATAAACCCATACCAATGATTTCATGACCCGCTCCCTGAATCAGGAACAACGGCCGATTCGTGAACCTGCCGAACATATTCAACAACCGTGAAGTGATCGACAACGGCATTCCAAAACGTGTAGGTCAGCTGAGCGATTCCGCGATTTGCATATCCATACTCAATGCCCGCCCCAGGTTGGGCAGCTGCGACGCCAGCCGATCGATTAGGAGCGGTGTCCGTCAAAAGATTGCTGAGCGTGCCAAGGTGTTTGACATCGTATTTCCAGCTCACCGCGTTATCAGCATCGCCTCCCGAACCACTTGATTTGGTAACGTTCACAGGAACTGAATTGATTTGGCCTGGAGGCATTTGTTCCAAGTACACGAGATTAATGCCGGCGATTGTTCCGGACACAATCATTGACGTCGGATAGTCGGCAGCGGTCCAGGCTCCCAGGCCGTTGGGTTTCAAATACCTGAACGATGCAAACGCCGATGTGATATTGATCTCAGTCCAGCCCTGGACGATTGCCCAGCCGAATTCCCCATCATCAATTGCGTGTTGCAGAATCGCGACGTAGTCATCGCCATCGGCATAACCAGTCACTTCGGCATACGAACCGTGCAGGCCGACACCAACTCCGTTTGCCGTTCCAGGAATCGACGGAAACGTTATGTTAACGGCACCTTTGTCTGCCAGGTTTTCGCCGGACGTGTTTTTGACTCGCAAAACGTTGGCATCCTGGCACAGATTGATCGCCAACTCCTGCAATCCGGTCGTGGTTGGATCAATTAGGAGAGGCCAGCCTGATTGATCGCTTCCAAATCCGTAGAACGAATCCAGGCGACAATATTCATGACCGGGGTCTTGAACGTAAACGCGAGCTGGTGTTATGCCGCTGACAATTGCCTCAACGACTGACTCATCTGGTGAAGGCGCTTGCAAAACAGCAAATGGACGAATGTCGTTAATTAACGGAATCTGCTCGATTTCAAAAACTGGCCTGCCTGTTTTTAAGCTTGTCTCTTTTGCGATCTTGAAGTTGACCGGCGTGTACCGTTGATATTTGGTGCCGGTTTTGTTTAGCAATCGCAGAGTTCTCGGCAAGGAAGCAACGTTTGGATTTTCACCCGGCCGCGAATTTGTCCTGGCTTTTTTGGTCACCGCGTTCCAAAACGCCTTGTCGGTTGGGATTGAATCGCCGGCCTTAACATCGCCGAAAGGATCTGGCATCAAATCAACCCTTAAACAGGAACGCCAAGTTGTGAGAAATCGCCTTCGTCAAACACCCGTTCGATGAACAAGCCAATCGGTTTGGCGATCACAAAGTCACCGACTTCGCGTTGTTCCTGGTACACCCACGCCAGCTCCCAGCCTTTTTTGCTGATTCCCGTCCAGGTGCCATTGGCGACTGACAGATCGGTGACGTTTTTTGAGACCTTGAAATTGAACACAACGGTGTTGGCTTCATCTTCGTGTTTAACAGTTGCGCGATTCCCAACGAATAAAACTTCGCCAGCATCGCGACCGCGAAATGCCGCGTCGTTTGTATGAGGTGGTTGCGCGAGCGCCTCCCAGGCTTGGATTGTTGGGTTGTCGATTACACCAGCCGGATATTCCATTTCGACAGAAAAGCTCGTTTCTGTGAATGCGATATCAGCTCCTTGAGGGACACCATCTTCGAGATTGATGGCGCCGCCAGTTGTTGGCAGCGATTCTCCAGAAACGACATGGGATGCAATGGTTTCTTTTGAATGTGTGATTCGCCTGGTTGTTTCTGCGATGTCGAACGAATAGCTGATTTCGCGTGGCGTTGGATCGCCGCCTGAACTGCTTGAGCCACTCGAATTCTCAGGGAATTCAGGCCCTTTGTAGTACGCTGTTACCTCAAATGATCCGTCGCGCCCGTCTTCAAGTTCCTTTACGCTGAAGTAGTCCAGCAGATTGATGCCGTCGTTTTGAGGTAGGTTGCCGGCGGCATACGATTCGGCTTCATCCTTGTCTGTCGTACCCGTCAGTACGTATTTGAGCGTGGAGCGTCGCTCTTTTGCCTTTTGTTTGACGGTATCTTGCCCGCCCAGGTCGCGTTCAAATTCAATTTCCATGACACAATGATTGCATTTGGCAATTATTCAGGCAGCTTTGATCGGTTGGATATAATCGACGGAGTTGTTTTGATTGATCGTACTTGCTTAGAAAGAACCGCGGCATCGTACCAGGAGAAACTGGTCGTTGGGTCAGCTGCCCAGGTTCCAAGTTGCCTGATCGCGCTATTCCTGGATGAGTCGTCGAAAACCACGGCGAACAGTTGACCGCCTTTTATGAGTTGGACTACGTATGCGTGTGACATTATGAGATTACGAGGCCTGAGCCGTTGTTTTCGGCCTCCTGCATGATTCGCAGCATTTCTGCCGTATTGTCCTCGGTACCTGCTGTTGCATCGGCAATTTGCTTTTGCTCCTTCTTTTCCTGGGCTCGGAAACTGGAAAGCACATCAGCCGAAAACGTACTAAGCAACGATTGGCTGCCTGTCACCTTTTCTTGAGTGTCAGCAGCGGCTTCAGCGGCCTTCTCAACAGGTGTGCCGCCTCCCAATGCCCCAAACTGCAATTGGCGGCCGATAAGGAAAGCCTGGCCTTCAGGCGATGCTAGAAAATCCTGAGCCTGGCGTGCATCGCTGGCTGATTGGGCAAGGCCCTCAAGTTCTGATTGAAGTTCCGATGTATCGAAACGTGAAAGCGTTTCCTGTTTCGATCGTTCGCGCTCTTCAACCCGTTGTTGAAATCCGCGAGCGACCTGGTTTTGGAAGTCCTGGCGGGATTGGCGCATTCGCTTTCGTTCGCCATCCACGTCGATGTTCACAATTTTGTTACCAGTCAAAGTCTCACTGACGTTGTTCGCCTGGTCGATCAACGTGAGGATTCCATTGGCGACAAAGTCGATCGCGTATTGCCAAGCAGTTCTAAAGGCCACGACGATGCTGTCGACAATATTCAAAAACCCAAATTTGAACTCCAGCCAAATTGAAGTAAGCCAACCAACGCCGGTTAGCCACGCAATTCGCAACGACGTCCACAGGATTTTGCCGGCCGTATCCCAATCGCCTGTTGCGATCGCGTCATAAATTCCACCGAAGACAAGCTTGCCCCATTCCAATAGCGCCCCAAGCTTGCCCTGCAGAAAATCAACAACCTGGCCGCCAACCCCGCTGAAGTACAGGAATGCACCGCCAGCAGCCAGGACAAGAGCAACCAGCAGGCCGATTGGCGACAGGATCGCGCCAACAATTGCAACTAGGATTTTGACCATTACAACCACGCCGGAAATCGCCATTGAAAGCCCGATTGCCGCGACCGATGCCGTCAGCATCGCGCCGCCAAAAACCGCCAAGGCCGCCAGGCCAGCTGTGATACCAACAACTAGAGCGTGGTTGTTTTTGACAAAATTCAAGACAAACACCGCGGCACGTTGCAACAATTCCGCACCGCGAATCAATGTCGGCGCAAGTGCCGCTCCCAATTGCACCGCGGTTTGCGTGACAATTTCTTTCAATTCGAATAATCGATCAGTCAACTGAGCCGCGGCGCTGGCATCTTTTCCGGACATTTCCACGCCCAGGTCCCTGGCCTTGCTCTGCAGGTTGTCGATGCCATCGGCCCCAAGATTGAGCATCGGCAACATTTTCTGGCCGGCTTTGCCGAATATTTCCATTGCGATCGCGGCTCGTTGTTGAGGGTCGATCGTTTGTAAACGTTCAGCAATCAGTTTGATGCCATCGGCCGGCGCTTTGTTCTTTAGGTCATCAGCCTTCAGCCCCAGGGTTTCAAGTGAATCCGTCGCCGTTGAAAGTCCCCTTTCAGCGTTCCTGGTCGTGCGCTGAAGTCCGATGATCATTTTCTCCAGCGATCCCATGTCACCGCCTGTTTCGTTCGCCACGAATCCCAGTGTCGAAAGATCCTCAACAGCCACGCCAGTACGCGCCGACATTTTGTCCAGGTTATCTCCAACCTTCAGGAATTTCCCAACGGCAAAGGCAATGGGAGTTAATCCAGCAGTTGCGGCTGCGACCGCGCCGCCGCCGATTCTGGAGGCTCCAGCTGCAAAGTTGCGCAATCGATTCTGCAGCCCCTTCAAACCGGCGCTGAGCTTGTCTCTTATGACCGCTTCGATTTCAGCGCGGCCGCCGCGAATTCGTTTACTGCTCATTAAACTAGTCCGATCTTTTCTATGGATTCATCGATGACTTCTCGGTTGTCGTTCAACGTAGGCCAGGCGAACGGCCGCTTCGGATATGTGAACGACCTGGTTTTGCCGCTTGTGGAAAATGGATTGGTAACGCGAATCGTGCCACCCTCCTCGTGAAGTTCTGGCACAGTCATCCCGCGTGAACGTGCAAACGCTACAGGCCCAATGACGACAACTTCGTCACCTTCCAGGCCATACAAAATCATCCGCAAATTATCCGGATCGGCTTTGCGTGTTTTGGGGGGTTGGCCGGCAGGTGAAGGTTTGAAGGCTCCCAGTTTTTTCAGCCTTGCCAATGCATCTTCATCGCCGCCAAATGCCAGCGCTCGCAAGTTGCGAACCTTCTTGGAGAATGCCGGACCTTTGCGAAGTTTCTTTCGCATGATCCGACGATAGATAGCGCCAATGCGACGGAGTATTTTCAGCCGTTGGCGCTTGGCTTTGTTTTGGACCTTCTCAACTTCAATGAATGTGTTTTTGATTGAGAAGCTAACGATTTGCGAAGACGGGAGGCTCATTCACTCGTGTTAACAAGCTCACTCCACGCATTTTCAATACGTGACTCAAGTTCGGAAACCTTGCTCTTCAGCCTGTAGTGTTCGTCAATAAGCTGATGCTTCATTTTTTGTTGGTGGCGGTATTCACGGTCGGACCCGAAGAACGAGCCAAGTATGAAAGAAATACACATGAAGACAACGAATATCAAAAAAACAGCAAGGTACACGAGATCAGCCTTTCTTGACGATTGCCGCTGCAAACATCTTTAAATTGTTTTTGTTGATACGAGGTTTGGTAGATTTGGTTTTGCGGTAGGGATTGAATTGGCTGAACGATATGAGCCGCGAACCCTCTTTTCGATTGATGTTTACCAGCATGGCTGTGATCATTGCCGGCCCGTCAAAGTCATGTCGCATCTTGGCTTCTGCAGCTGTGAATAGCCGGCGTAAAGTCCAGTCTTTTGGATCGATACCAATGATCCCGGTCAACTCGTCGATGTGTCCGAAAATATCCCGCTGACAATCTCGTTGGCTATCTTCTGACCTTCCACTTTCGGGTCGATTTGCATCATCTTGTCGATGACCATTTGTTCGGCCCGATTGCCCGTCTCGCGTAGGGTTTCGACGACACGTTTCGCCGCCATCCTTTTTTTTTCAGGTAGGTAATCGACAACAGCATCAAAGAACCGTTCGACAGCGTTTGCCAACACATCGTTGTTGATTAAAGGATCGACGCCGGCGGCATCATCGCCAGCAAACAACTGGTCAAACGTGATACCCCGATCGCGAGCCTGGTCAGATATGCATACCCACAGGACATCGACCAGCTTGATGGTATCGTTGGCAAGTTCTGCCAACACGTCTTTATTGAACAGCTGGTGGATATCCAGGTCGCATTCCTGGAAGATCATGCGACCGCGAAAAATGGTGATATTAAGGTTCCATTGGTTGCCCCCGGTATCAGTGAATTTTTGCATTTGTGTTGATTGTGAAAACAGGCGAATTCCTAGCACAAATCATTGCTTGAAAGGTCAGTTATGGAAACGTGAAACGGCCGCCAAGAATCGACGCAGTTGTTTAGACGTAATCGTTCAGGACGCGAACAGGCCCACGTTCAATGGTGTGGCGTCGGCTATTGGCAAAATAGCCGCGAAGATTGAACCGCAAGTTTTGGCTGCCAGCGCTCAAATTGGCGATAACGGACGCCAGCGCGTTGAAGTGTGCTTTGGTCGCGGATTCTACCGTCCCGACCAGGTCATCCAGCCCTGTGACTGACTGCTTTGTTTCCAGATTGTAGATATTGAGCTTAACGGAGTCGTATTGCGTCAGATCGGGATATCCGGCATTTTCCATTGTGATTGGCCTGGATTCGTCAGCGTGGTAGTCATCGCCGTGCACGAGCTCCAGGACTCCGTTGATTACGGCGCTATGATGCGTGACCCGAATTGGCGTTTGTGCCAGGGAAGCCAGGACCGAGTCCTTTTCAGCTTCTGACCATGTCGAATTCCCGGCGCCACCATTCTCGCGAATATCCTTCAACGTTTCGTCGCTCCAGCCAGCGCCCTTGATTTCATCGAATGCCGCATCCAATTCAGTTGTCCTGGCCAGTGTTGCGATATCGGAAATCAGCTGAACAAATGTTGCGTTGGCAACCAGGGCCGATGCCACAGCGACAGGGCTGGCATCGCTTGCCACCCAATCGGCAGCAATGCGATCAGCGATCAACTGCAAAAAGGCTTGGTTGGTGGCGTCATTCGCCAATTCCAATTCGGTGGCATCGGCGATCGCGTCATGCTCTGACGTCGCCAGCGTATATTCGGACTTGTCCTTGTTAGTGCCGACTGTCACATCAGAATCAAGCGTTTCAATTCGGGACATTGTTCTGGGCGAGTTGTAAGCGAAAACAGTTTTGCCATCATCAACGACGGTCACGGAATAAATTTTGCCGTAGAAGTTCCCAACAGGATTATCCGGCTGATAATTACCCACCATCCACTCAGCATCGCCGGCAAAAACATTGGTCACGGTTGTGTTTTGCGCGTTACCTTGCTGAACCCCGTCCAGGTAGCAAATTAATTGCCCGCTGCGCCGGTCAAGCCTCAAACGATGCCGGCGATTGAATTGGAAATCAACCGAAAAACTGTTGGTCGAATTTGACGTACCATTCGACGATTGCAGGACGTTGATTTGCCCGGCTGATTGATTCCAACGAATCAAAATTGATCGATCGTTTGTGGCCGGTTTCCACTTGCCAATGATCCCGCGAAGATTCGACGTAGAATTGAGATCGGGATAGACTTCAAACTCCAATTCGATCGCGTAAAACTCGTCAACGTTTGCAACCTCAGATCCCACAATTGATTCGTAGTTAGTAAATGGTGGCTCGTCTTGGCTGTAAAGGAGGTTGGCAATCTTTCTACCCAGATCACGCTGCCCTGCCATCGTGTAATGGATCAACGAACTTTCCAGACCAAGGAAATCCGTATCAATCAATCGGTAATGCGACTTCAGATTAGCGACGTTCTGTTGAGCGGTTTGAACCTCGGTTGTGTACGTTCGGCCCTTCCAAGGCGATATCCTGGGGATGATCACTTTATTTGCTTTGCCGATTGTCGTTTCAACTTGAGCCAAAAAATTGGTCAGATTCGTTTCATAATTGCCGCTGGCTGTCAAATCGTTTGCGTCCGATTCGCCTTGAATCCAGACAAAATTAAAAACAAAGTCGCCATCAATACCCAGTGCAACTTTGGCATCATCAACATCATCATAAAGTTGATTGCGAAGCGCGCTGCCATCTTCCCAATCTGTTTCTAAATCAGTTGAGCCTTTGGATACTTTGACCAGATAAAGCGTGTCGTTACTGTGCTTTTCGTGATCAAGTGCCAATTGCAGTTCAGGACCGAATTCGCTCAATTCGCCAGTTGAAGACGTGCCATGCTGATTGGTCCCAATCTTTAGCTTGGCAAATGCAGATCCGGTCCAGATTTCCACGTGCTGGAATTCAATGGTTGCCAATTCGGCTGGCAGCTCTGAAGTTTCGCCCTCGCTTTCAGCATTTGATTGTCCAGCAATAACTGTCAGACGCACTCGGTTTTGGGTTTTGATTTCGGCCCCCACGCGAAATGTCAAGATCGCAGATCCAGTTACGGAATCGACTGCGCCAGAGATTCTGACAACAAACGTGGCGGCCTCCTCGAACCCATTGGCGACCGTCGCTGCAATTGTGCCCTCGTAAAATCCGACCGTGTTCGCATCATCCTTTAACGACATCGTACCGGTGACCAACACCGTATCGCTGCCCTGTTTGTATACATCAAACGATGGTGCAGAATCCGCATCAGCGTTTTCTGCCGTTTCTGGATCAATAGCCTGTGCCCAAAACGGGAAGGTTTCACCAAGCTTGACTAGTCCATTCATTGATTGATCCTGCTAAACACCTGGCGTCTGGATACTTCGTACGTTACATCAACCGGAACATCCGTGATTGCCACTGTCGATGGCAACAACGGCAACTCGTTTCCAAATTGCAGAGTCACTCCGAAACTGTCGAATGTCATGTCCTCGGCAGCCATGTCCCAAACATCATCCGCGCTGCCAATCGTAAAATCGAACAGCGTGCTGGTAAGATCGCTCTCTTTGATTATCGATCGCACTTCGCCAAACATTAACGATATGTTGATAAGGCGGATTCCAAGTAGCGACAATGTGCCTGTCAGTCTCACTGTCAGTCCGAGGATGCGTGCGCGTTTCGGCATTTCGAAGCCAAACCCTGAAAGCTGCAAATGCCAAGTGGTTTGTCCGGCCACGATGGTTGCGTTAGCGAGTGGCGACACGATGGCCCATTGTTGGTCCCCATCATTTTCGACTTGATCGATGGCGTTGGGGTGTTTTGTGACTTTTCGGATCACGCGGCACCTATGATTACTGAGCTGCCAATAATTGGCGATCTACCGCCCCCGCTAGAAGCACTTTGAACCGCACCACGGTCGCGCCGGCTGTTTTGATATGAGCCGTTAAGAACTGCGCCGACGTCTTGGGGGTTGAAATATAAAAGTCTGTTTGCGTAGGTGTTGTCGCCGGATTTCGCGAACGGAGATACAAGTAGTGTTTCGTTCCCCGTCTCAACTGCGTGATGCAATTCACTGTCTGAAATTGCGGTGCAGTTGTAAAAAGAGTTGTTGGCGTAAATCCCGTTCCAATCTGAGGCGAAATCTACCCCCGTTGCAGCGCCTTCTATCAAGTTGCTAAAAACGCCAATGCAACGGTCAACCTGTATACCAACCCCCGCCCCCGGTAATATGACGGAGTTATTAAACGCGCTTCCCTCAACACCTGTCGAGCGGATTCCGTGAGAAACGTTCGCCGCACTTGTCATTTGTACGATATTGTCACTGATTGACATAGCGCCGCTGGTCGCATTGATGCCGTATTGGCCACTAGTGTAGATCCAATTACCCCGGCATATTCCGTACCTCGGAACGTTAATAGCTGCCCCTGTCGTTGATGACGATATAACCGAACAGTAGCAGACGGATGAATTGAAGCTCGTTTGAATGTTCCCCTCAATCACGCAATTGAAAATAAAACACGATCTGTCAAAATCAATCACTTCACTTACAGGCCCATTGCTGATAATGAGATTAGCCAAATGAATTCCGTCATGCGTCAGCGTATCTATTTGATTTCCGTCGCAATCAATTTCAGCAAAACCCCCATCACTTTCGACAGAATCATAACCTCGAAATACTGTAGGTAGTGTCGCCGTTGACGGTCCAAATCCGTCCAAGTCAAATCGCTCCGTTAAAACGTCAGCTGTGCCGCTCTTGATGTTCACAATTACCGGTTCGGCATTTTGAACGATCAACGGGCTGACAGAATCGAAAGCCCGTTCAAGCACTGAGCCAGTGCTACCCCAAGGATCGCCAATGGTGCCACTGCCAGTATTCGTGCCGAGTCCGGGGTCTAGGAAATACGTCGCCATCAATCGCCGTCATTCGTAAAGAGATTATCCCAACAGCTCGACGATGTCCTCGGCGAATTTTGGACCGATGCCGGATTTGCCTTTAGCTAATGCTGCCTGGGGGTCATCCTGGCCGGATAACCATTCGCGAAGTTCCTGAGGATGCTGAAACGACGGACCGTTGCTATCGTCCTCAAGCAATTCGATCAGGTTTTCTGACAAGCCAAGCGATTCAAACGATTCACCTTCAGTGATACCCTGGTCAATGCTTTCTTTGATCAGCTCAGAATCGTCGCTGCTGTCGACTTGCGAATCATCGACCTGCGATTCGTCAACCTGGTCAACCTGGGCGCCGTCAATCGCGCCTGAGCTGTCGTCAGGCTCGACCGGTTGCGACAACTCATAATATGCTGTTGCGCGTTCGACGGCTTGATCGCGTTCGTTTCTCATTTCATTCAGGTCTGACGTGGCAGTCTCAACTTGAGCCTGCAGTTCACTCATCCCCGCTTCATAAGCGGCAATTTGCGAATCAGCTTCTGCCCGCTCCTGTTCAAGCTTTGACCGCAATTCGCTGATCTCATCCTGGAGCAAGCCTGTGTTGCCGCCGCCGTTTCCTGGTTTCGTGAGGTTGATCAACCGGTCCAGGGCATCCCAGTCAACTTTCAATACCCGTCGATGTTTCCAGCCGTCGCAATGCTTGCGCATAAATTGGACGAAGTCCCGGTCATTCAGCTTGTCAATTTTCATGTTGCAAATATGTGGGTTGGTGGTGGTGTGATCGGCCAGGCTCGCGAGAGCGATACGCACAGCGGAAAGTCACCGATACGTTTCTCTCGCGAGCCATGTCTCACAGTGTCAAACTGGCTATACGCATAATCAGAATACGTTTCCAGTCGTGACCGCTTCGCTCAGGTAGTTGTTATTTGGTGGGCTTGCTCGGCTCGCTTGTTTTGGCGTTTTTATCAGCTAGGTCGCAGAGTCGTAAAACGTCTTTTGTCTCCATCGCCACCCGATGGTCATCAGCCAGTCCCTTCATGGCCTTTCGAAAATGTGCAATGAATTCTGCGTCGCTCATGTCGTTACCTCGATCAAGTTTGGTTGCGGTTTTCGGTTTGAGTTCGTTTACGATCCAGCAGCAGGCGTTATGAAGTCTGGTGATACCAGTGCGCCACTTTCAACGTAGTCGGTCGGCTTCGCTTCAATATCCAACATGACGCCTTCTTCAGCCGTTCCTGGTAAAGGCATTTTCATGATTTCACACCAGGCCTTGAAGCCAAATGAATCATTGCTTGCCATGCCGTCTGAAGTCATCGCCAATTGTACGGGTTTGCCATTGATGAATGAGTCCCACAGCTTATCGAAGACAGCATCGCTGGCCACGTCAGGCCGCGATACTGGCGAATATTTGAATGAGAAGGCGTTGGAAAATTTGCCGCCACGCGTTAGTTCATATTTGATTTTGCGCGGCTTGCGAGTGGTTTGATTTTTAGACAGATCAGCCGATGGTTCCTCGGCATTGTCCATTGCAACCCAGGCCGGCGTCGCATCGTCGCCAGTATTGATGTCAAAATGCACGTCGTCGCCGTGTAGGAAGTAATGGTCTTGGCTCATTGATTTTGCTCGCTGTTAGGTTGCTTGTCCAAGTGGCGATTTCCACTTGTATTTCAGGTTGATTAGTGCGACGAATCGCTGTCGTTGGTGAAGCCAATCAGGCAGCCAAATGAAGGTTTCGTCCTCATCCATGACATAGGTCGCGTGTTCGTGGATTTTTGCGGTTTCAAAATGCGAATCCAAATCGGCAACGTATTGAACCATCGCGTCCAGGGCCTTGGAATCTTGCGGTGTCAATGCCCGCTGAACCGAACAGTCAATGGATATGATGGTTGTTTTCTGGTTTTGATTGCGCTGCTTTTGCCTCGCAATTGGGTAAACGTTTACCTTTACGATTTCTGTCGGTAACTTCGAATCATCGACATACTTGCGTTCTGCCTGGACCGGGCAACCATCAGCGCGGCGGGCGAAAGATAGTACCTCCGCGATCACAGCGTCCGTTAGTTCAAGCGGTCCAATGCTCATTTGTGGGTTTGTTTACCTCAAAGGATGCAAACCTGTTGCGCTGTTGCGCCCTTTGGGATAAACCGATTATTGTTGATGCGTCAATTGTTTCATGTGGATTCGAACGGCCGTCTCAAATCGATCCGTATATCGCCAAACTGGATCTGGCTCAAATGGCGATGCGTGAAATTCTCGTTCGTTTTGGCTGCCATCCGGTTTGGTAAATGTGACTCGGATCAAATCGCCGTTGTCCGGTCGGAATGATTCGCCGCTGTCCTTTACCAGGTCGGCCGGCCAGCAGATCAAGTCGTAAGCGTTGGTTGTTGGGACCCGCATTGCTTGTCCCTCAAGTAGCTCGGCCTCGACAACCAACTCGCCAAAACCAGCTTTTGCAATTTCAATCAGTTCATCCGCATGTCGAATAACAACGGAAACCATCGAGGCCGCAATAGCAGCCTCGACGGCGAGTTTCGCTGTGTGGGACAGGAATGAATTCACTTCAACAAGGGGATTAGGTAAGGGCCGCTGCGCCAACGATGGCTTCGGAAATCTCCAAAGATACGCCGTCAACATCGGTTGGAATTGGCTGGCGGGCCGCATCGCTGATTGAAGTCCGCGATCGCTGAATGGCTCGACGGCCGCGCCGTGAAGTAAACACATGCGTTGGTTGGTGGGTGGATGGGAACAATGCGATGCCGTCCTGAACGTAGTCTTCAACATCGTTCGCAGTCACATCAACGTTTGCAATCCGAACGACGTCGTGGATTGAACCGAACTGCAGACCTAACCAGCTCATGATGGGAGTAACATAGCCGGTGAATTGTCCGATTGCATTGCCGCTGGAATCGTATTCGTTCAACTGTTGCGTTACGCGATCTTCGATTGTCAGCGGAGTATCGCCATTGTAAATGGCTGCCATGGCATTTTGCCCAGTTCGGATAATCCAGATGTCCTCGACATCGTTGCCCGAGCCCTGAGCGTCGACAACCTTGTCATCAGCCAACGCATTCAGGCCATCGTTCTCAACAAGTCCGACGAATCCATCGCCGTCGACGTTGGTACCGTAGATGAATTGACGGTCTGCCAAGTGAACGCCAGCCTGGAAGTTCTCCAAGCCGCGCATGGCCATGAAGTCGTCCGGCCCATGTTTGTAGTTGTCGGCGATCGCCTTGTCTTCATGCGCCGTGGCATCAAGGACTTTCAATTGCGTGAGTACTTGTTCCTTTGTCCCTGGCGAGTTGTTGGCGCTCTTCCCAGGATCTCGAAAACCAACAGTGGGCGCGGTCAGTTCTTTCCAATATTCATGCTTATCGCCGTTGCTGGACTCCTCGGCGTGCAAGACGTTAAACATCGTGCCGGCATAGATGAAGTCCGATACCATCAAGTCCGCAAGCGAGACATCGTTAAAGATGATCTGCTGCGCTAGGGTTGTGATTTGTGGAGGCATTTTCTGTTTTCTCTAGGGTAGGGGTTCAGGGTCAAATGTGGGTTTTTGTTGCTTGGAGCGAAAAGCGAAAACCTGCTAAAACGCCGTGTTTTTTTAGTTGGCCGAGGCTTTGCGTTTAAACAGTCCCGCCCAGGATTGTTCCGGGCTGCCTTCGCCATCGACACCACTGGAACCATCCGCGCTGGAATCTCCCAGGTGTTTGATGCTGGCTTCGATGCGATCCAACCGCGCGTTCATTTCAGAATCAGCAGAGGTTTCGTCCTGGTCACCATCGTTTGCCTTGTTGGCGTTTTTCATTTCCGCCAGCTCAGCTTCCAATGCCGCGATTTTCTCGCTGTCGCTAAGCTCAACTTCCTCGTCGCTGGTAAGTTCCAGCAATGCGTCCAACTTCGTTTCAAGCGAAGTGAATCCGGTTTCGAGTTTGGCAAGTCGATCTTCGCTGTTGTTTTCAGCGGAATCGGTGTCAGCTGCTTTGCCCTGGTCTTTGTTGGTGTCTGTCGACATCGCTACCTCTTCAAAAAGTTCATCGATTGAGAATTGAGCATCGGCAACGTGATCGATCAGACCATGTTCCAAGGCTTCTTTTGCTAAGTACCATTGCCCCTGGCCGTAGTTCTCACGAACCTGGTCAACGGAAATTCCACGTCCCCGAGCGACAGCCTGGTCAAACAGGTCTCCGCTGGACGTGACCCATTGCTGCAGGGTTGCTCGGCCCTGGTCATCAAGTGGTTTGAATGGCGAGGCATCGCTTTTGTGCTGACCATGCTGGACGTGTTCAATTTTGATCCCGAATTCCGCAAAGAATCCGGATATATCCATGTGGTGATAGATGGCTCCAACCGACCCGGTGGTTGTTGATGGCAATGCTGCGATGCCGTCCAGCTGGCTGGCCAGGTAATAACAGGCCGAACAGCACATTCCGGTTACCAGACCGAGCATTGGCTTGGTTCCTCGGCCGCGAAACAACACGGTCGCAGCTTCATCAACCATCAAAGCGATGCCGCCTGGCGAATCCAGCATGTATGCGATCTTGGAAACAGCCGAATCGCCTAGTGCGATGTTTTGGTTTCGAATGATGGTCTCGATGGACGTTGCATATCCAGCTCGAGTCATCCAGTTTTCCCTAGGAACGATCAGTCCGACGATCGGTATCCGAGCCACGCCGCCATCGATTCGCATTTCCGCACGTGCCATTCGCATGGCGCATGGCGTTGATTCGTGAATCCCGGAAATCAACTGGGGAACAAGTTGTTGGAAATGATGTTGTGACATCCACAACGGTTGCGACAACAAGTCCGTCAAGGCCGCGATCGCAAATTTGTGTTTGTGTTTCTTGAACATTTAGGCAACGGCCTCGGCGGTTTGGTGGGATCGGGTCGAAAACTTGTAAACGCCGTCAAGGTAAACGTCCTTTGGGCGCGGTAACGTGCCAGGCTTACGAGCGTGAATAATCCATTCAGATTGCGACCGAAACCCGTTCTTGTGCGGCCGGCAGCCTCGTCCCTTATCCCACGTGAGAGTCGTTTTAAGCGACAAGCCAATTGAGCCGATAACACCCAGCATCGCTGAATGACTTCGCCAGTCGCAAAAAAACAACAGGTCACCGCCTGGCTTCAATACGCGCTCGCATTCAAGTAGCACGCCATGCATCATCGTTTGCCAGGCCTCCGGGAGCATCGAATCGCCGGCAATTGCAGGCAGCTTGTTCTTCGTGTCCGAATTCTGGTATTTGTCAGCTGACGATTTCAGGCGTCCCAATAGGGAAGTGGCTCCTGCAGCATAAGGAGGATCGCTAATGATGGCCTCAAACGTTGCCGCCTCGAACGATCGAATGATTGCAGCCGAGTCGCCGTGATGGCATTTCCAGCGCCGCCCTTCCTTGCTTGACGTTTTGGACATCTTGCCTTTGCAGTTGTCACATATCATGCAGCCATCTCCATTAGCTCAACAACCGCGTGTGCGACGCGTTGAACGTCGTTGTCTGAGAGTGATAGATTTGCGGTTTCGCGAATTTGCGTGTTTGTCACGTCAACGGCCGATTGAGCAATTCGCATTTCCTCGGCGTCGATTTGATCCTGAAGACTAAACCAACTATCGCCGGACGTTTCGCGACGAATTTCCGACCGCGATCGCAGGCGCAAAGCAATCAGTTTTTCAGCTGCCGATGCCTCTTGCGCTGGATTGAACCACTGCACGCCAACCGGAATCCAGTTGCAGTACTTCCGATAGATCGTGTCCAGGGTCATCGACCGTGGCAGCCGCAAGTTGCCTTGCGATATTTCAAAGTTCAAGCGCCATTTGGTGAGGTGCTTGAGCAGCGCCTGCACGCGCCGGCGTTTCGCCAGGCAGCTCATTAAGTACAGATTGAGCGCCGCTCGTGATCCAAAGAAATTGGTGTGGGCTTCGTCATAGAAATTGAATGGCAAATCGAGAGCCTTCATCGCCATGCCGATGACATGCTGCAGGAAGTTTGAAGTTTCCGTCGATGGCGTTCTGTCATCCAGCGTTTCGACCGATTCGTCCAGGCCGATTTCCGTCATGAACGGCCCGTTGGTCAGGTCAACTTCGCCACCTTCAGGGTCCTCGCGCTTGACGATCAGGCCAAAGATTGTTGCCAATAGTTGCTTGGCTTGAATGTATCGAATTGTGTTGCCGGTTTGCCGGATTGAGTCCAGGCCTGGCGCGAATAAGGAAATACCTCGAGCTTGGTCAAATCGCTGAAAATACCCAAAGTGGTAAACCTTGATTGCCTGGAGGATTTTCTCCAACTCAAACTGCCCATTCTTAGTTCTGCGATGAATGGCATAGTGAGTGTTTCGGCCCATGCGATTTTGCAACACGCCGTTGATCCATCGATCAACCTTCGGCTTTTTTGGATTGCGAATTCGATCAGCTTCGATTGCCTGGACGTGACCAGACGACAGCTTCTCAATCAACATGTCGCCAGCTGTTACGGCGCAGGCCTCGGAAGTTCGGACGTGATCCTGCAGGCCCATGCGGCCGCGAATATCAAAGACCTCCGGTTCAGACCATTCTGCAACCAAGCCTTCGATATCGTCATCCAGGGCCTTAGAATCCGATGTGCAATCAAAATTCGTGGTTGCGATGAAGTCCTGGTGTTTTCGAGTCATCCATCCGGCGATCGCAAAATTGCGATGTTCATCCATCGTGGCCGATTGAAGCTTGTCGCGGTCGCGGTGGTCTAGATGATCATCCTCACGTTTTAGAACTGCACGAGGCCGCTCGCGTAACTTGCTCGATTGGGTGGCGCCATATTTCCCAGGTTTGTAGCTGAGCGAATTCTCCGGACCGGTAGCCGGCCCTTGATCGGTAAATTCGTATCGTGATTCAGTCAGCAAATTAACCTGCTCGTTGCTTCAGGAATTTGGCTCGGGCTTTTCTTCGCTGCCTTTTCTGTTCAGGAGTCAGGCGTTTGCAGCGTTTTTTGCGCGGTCGTTCAGTTTTTTCCATGATTACATTTGGATTGGTCGAAACGGACTCGAAGACGTGCCGTTCAGGAGAGCGTCCAGTTCACGTTTGAGCTTTGACCGTTGGGTCCGAAGCTGCTTGAGGTCGATCGACGCCTTGAGTCCGTCTGTTTCGACCGCTGACGCGCCGGCGTTTAACCGCTCGTCGATCAGAGCGATTGCATCTTCAAGTTCTTGTTGCGTGGCCATGCGGGCATTGTTGGGATTGGCCGCCGCCTGGTGAATCACAATCGCGCGGTGTTAATCGACAGAGTTGTTTTGCGGCTTGGTGGGATCGAATTCATAGCTGAAATCGTTGCGTGGTTCTCCACAATCTGAGCATGACGTGGCACGTCGCACGATTTTGTTGTATCTGAAGCCCAGGCTCGTTTCGCCTTCCAGGTCGTAAACACGCGCCTTCAATTTGTAAGGTGTGCGATTTGTGGAACCGCAACAGACACATGCCGATGGTAGATGGGTCGCGTTTGATCGCGGTATTTCTTTCGAACCGGACTTTCTACCTTGCCCGCGCCCAGGTCCACCATGCTTTCCTTTCAGGGGGTTGCTGGATGCGTCCCAATCGCGGCCGCGATCGCGTTTAGAACCGTCCGCTGTCATATTAAATCTCCCGCTTGACCTTGAACCGCGTTTTGTTGCGCGGTGGCTTTTGTGCCTTGCCTTCCAGCTCCAGTGAAGCCAAGACCATGCAACCGACCAGGCAATCGAAGTAATGATTCTCGGCCCCAGGCTTTAACTTCCACTCATTGACCGCTCGTCGTGAAACAACCAGCGCGTCTGATTCCCCAAGCACGTGATCGAAAAACAGCTCGTGATCGCTATCGGTGCCTTCAAAGATGGTCAGTGTTTCTTCTGATTCATTGGGAGTGCTCAACGCAATATGCGTGTTGGTTTTCCAATCATTGGTGTCCCACAAAACCATTTCGACGGCCTTCGTCGTTTGCTTTTTGCGTATCCAGGCAGGTCCCTTCTCCTCGCCGGGCTTCCGTTGCCATTCATCCATGTGTCGGTCCCTGGCTGGAACTGCTCGGCCATGGCTTGCAATCAGGATGCCTCGGTGCACGTGGTTTCGAATCGCCTTCTTGACGTTTTTCTCGGTCGGCCCCCAATTACAATCGAAGGCTTGGCGATTGATCGAGAAAATTGAGCCAGGCGTTTGCCCGCGCCAATGTCGGCCGATTAGTTCTGTCGCGAGCTCAGTCACAGCGGCTTGAACAGCCTCTTTCATGGATAGGTCAGGAAATCTGTCGCCAATGGTGTTTTTCGCAAGATCAAGCGAAAAGTAACGGTCTGATTGAGGAGGCCAGGTACCGTACTCGACGACATGTCGAAGTCCTGGCCCAGCGGCCATCGTGACCCAATACAAAAGGTTTTTGTGAACGTCCGAGAATGCGACCAGCCGCGTGGCTTCCAACGGGACAATCGAACGTGGAATGTAAATACATGATTGCTTTATTTCGTCCCGAGTTGATTTGACCGACGTGGAAGGAACAACTTGGCGTTTGGGTTTGTTCTGGCATTCAGCCCAAAACGCCTCTTCTCCATCATCGATGAGAATGTTCATCGCGTGTTGAATCGCGGAAATTTCCTGTGCGTCAGGATCGTTCCAGGCAAATGCCCACTCCCAGGTCGCTATAGCGCCGGCGTCCATTTTCGTTCGGTTCTTGCGATAGAAAACGGTCGCGTTGCGGTGGGCTGCCCGCTGTGATTCAATGTCGCCTTCTTTGTAGTTTTGCCGAATGTCAGCGTAGTTGGTCAACCACAATTCCAAATTGGTTGGCATGGATTCCAGCATTTGGTAACGAACCGTTAGCCAACTTGGGTCCGCCGCTAGCTGGTCTGGAACGTCATCAGGTTCCATGATTGTGCAGGCCATCAACACCGAAATTGTGTAAGAGTGGCCGCCTAGCCTCAGCAATGACTTGCGGATTTTCTTTAGACTTTTTCGTATCGCCGTCGCCGACTGCGCTTGATCATCCGTTTGTATGTCATCAAGCAATAAAAGATCTGGACGCAGGGTCCCTTTTGCCTGGCGAATCACAAGGCCACGAGCATTGCTGATATTTCGAATAACCAGGTTGTTTCCGCTGCCCTCGAATCCTTTAACGGTTGGCAAAACGATTCGGTCGGCCAGGTAGCGCAACTTCGTTGCCTCACCGCATGAATGTTGGCTTATCGCGCGTTGCGCTTTGCCTTCCAGCTTACGGATCGGATAGCAAACCTGGGGAAACAGATCGAACAAAACGTCGTTGTTCTCAAGTTCGTACTTTATGCCCTCGACGATTTGTTCCGCGACTGCTGAGAAAAGAGCGATGTAGTTTCGGTAATTGTAAAGCAGCGCCCAAAGTCCCTCCTGGCTCAATCGGCTGGTCTTACCATAGCCCCGAGGCTCAATCTTTTGATTTCGACCGCCGTTGATAATGACGTTTTTCGATATCTCGATCGAGTCGCGTTGAACCGGGCCGAAAGGTTTTAGCCCAGTTGAATTCCTAAAGACTTCGCTGTGCCAAAGTGCCAGGTCTGTCGCGCATGCATCGCGAAGTTCCTTGTTTCGGCACGCAGGTATTTTTCCTATATCGGACGTTTCTGACCTACGTTTTTTTGCAAACTCGGCCTTTCTTTCTCGTTCCCGATCTTCTCGTCCCGCCATGCTGCGCTACTATCTACACCTTTCGGATCGTGACTGGGAAAC